ACACCGACCTCTGTGTATTTCTCATCATCCCATTCAGAAATCATATGTCCGATTCCTCCAGTAATCTTGTTTTGAGTACACTTATAAGTCTCGTGCTTACAGCCTTCGTCTAACTCTAATTCTTTTCGTAACTGCTCTATGTTCATTTTGTTAAACCTTTTTGCTTTTCATATGTTCGTAAACCACCAAGACCAAGCATACCCATTAAGACTGTCATCAACGATCCCATGTCAAATGTTGGTAGTTCTGGTATTTCTACAGCTAGATAAGCACAAACAAACATAGTTACTGGTGCTAAGACAAAATGCCAACAAAGAGCAACTCCACAAGTCCAACCAATAAAAGGCCTCCAACCTGCAACGAATATAGATTTATGACTAGCTTCTGCTTTGTTTATATCTATCTGACCTTTGGCTAACTCCTGTGCATGGTTTTCAGCCATTGTAGCTAGTTCGTGGGCTAGTTTATTCTTTTGGTCTTTGTCCTCTATAAACTTACCGACTAGATTTGTAACAGGGCCTATTAAAGCTGTTAACATTACTTGACTCCATTCTTTGCCATATAAGCATTGCTACCCATATAGAAACCGACTATTGAACTGCCTGAAATATATAGAAGGTTGGATACATCGCTTAGTGCATTAACTCTTTCAATAGGTACAATAAAAAGGGCAACTGTAAATACACCCATACCGATCAGTGTGTACCTTGCCATTCTTAGCTGTGCCAGGTTCTTTCGTAGCTTAGTCTCTGTCTCTTTTATCTCTTTGGCTTGTTGTAGTTCTTCATCTGTAATCGTATTGTCACCATCAAGATCATAGTCATCTAAGATAGAGTTTTTTTGTAGTTTCTTTTGGGTCATTCTAGGTTAACTGTTGGTAGTGATAGGTTCTGTGAAAGATTACCTGTAAAAATATTTATAGCTTCTGCTAGTTCACCATCTTTACCTGGCAATGCTGCTAACTTACCAAATTGTATTGCTAATGGATTTACACCCTTGTTAGCTACTTGTGCTGTTGATTTTACCCACCTAATAAACTTAGGACTTGTCATTAATTTTGCTGCATATCTTGGTGCTAAAATAGTTGATGCTATTGCTCCACCTGCTGCTTCTGGCTCACCTGCATACAATAATCCACCTGCTGAAAGTAATGATGTTGCATTTAGAAAGCCTATGTTAGTTTTTCCTGTGCCTGACGTATTATCTAATAATCTTCTTTCATCAACTGTTCTAAAAATTCTAACTAAACTATCTATTTCTTTTGCAACTTCTTTTTGTCTGGGTCTATTAAATAAAGTCTTTTTGACACTTGTATCTAATTTACTCCATTCAGTAAGAAAAGTTGTTGGTGACCAGGCAGCTTTAGGAGTTACCACACCATAACCCAACCTTGAAAATATGGTTGAAGATACAGCATCTCTTTCTGGTATAGTAAGTGTTTTAAAAACTTCTTTTATTCTTTGGCTGCCTTGTTTACCACCTTGCATAGCAAAATTAAAAACCTGAAAATCAAGACCTTTTTTTTGTATATCTTCAATAGTCTTTTCTACGCCACCTGTTTTTTTAGAAACAAATTTTGTATATTGATCTGCTTTCTTTAACAATCTACTAGCTTGTGGACTTGCTTCACCCACAGATGCAAATATATCTTTTGATAAAGAACCATAAATAGCATTTAATTTACCATCACCTGTAGTTTCTATTTTTATTTTACCAGGTGAAGCAGGGCCGATAATTTTACCAATTTCAGTTCTGATTTGTCGTGCTACATTTAAAGGTACAGAACCATCAACAGAATCTTGTAACAAATTATTAATTTTATCTAACGATGGTTTATATACACTTTTTAATGTGTTGGGTGCTGTTGCCACTTCATTTTCTAAAGTTGCTTTCAATGTTCGTATATTATTTAAATTTACATTAACGCTTCCTGCTGCATCAAATGCTGCTTGATATAAACCCTCTTTTTTGGATTGTATTTTGTCAAAATAATTTTTTGCACCTGTTTTTATAATTGTACCAACATTTTCAATACTTGGTGCAGCTTCACCTAATTGTGATGTAATTTTACCTACTACATTTTGTAATTGATCTTGTAACTTTTGTCGTGATGCACCAATTATATCAGCAGCAAATATGTTACCACCAACAACTTCTTCAAGATTTGCAACACCTCTGCTTCCAGTTAAAGTGCCTATTGTTGGTTGTATACCTAATCTATCAAAGTCTTTTGCTCTTTGACCTGGTTTAATACCTGTTAATGTTTGTGTACCTTTTTGTATTCCTGTTTTAATTCCTCTCATGGCACTATCAGCTAATTTGCCACCAATAGCTTCCATACCTATATTTTCACCTGCTCTTATAAGGTTTTGTGGCAATGGTCTTTCAACTCCACCAGGAGTTACGGCATCCATTCCAATATCGTATAATTGACCACCTGCTTCGCTTCCTAAAGCAACACCCATTGGAGTTGTCGCTATTCCAGGAGAAGCAATCACACCACCTACAACACCACCAACTCCAGAAGCTATTTCACGACCAACACTAGCCACGTCACCAAAATCTAAACCTGGAGGATTGTAAACTGTTAAGTTATCTTTTTTATCAACAAAAAACAGATTATCAGCACCATACTTATCAACTATATTTAGCTTTGGGTTTTTTTCCTGTAACTCTTGTGAGGTTAAAACTTTAGAATAATATTTTTGTAAGATTGATTTTCTTTGGTTGTTTGGAGCATTGCCTACGATTTGACGAATAATTCCAGAAGCACCTGTTTCATTGATTTTACCTTTAGACATTAATATACTACCTCATCATCAGTTTGTTCTGTTTTTACCAGATAGTCATTTAGATTTATTTTTGGTAATCCTTTTATATTTCTTCCTGATTTAAAAGATTCCACTTGTGATGACAATTCAGTAATCAATCTTTCTAAGTTTGAGCGAAAAGTCTCCTCTCTTGTAGTTATCCCTGGTATTACTGCATCTCTATATTGAGTTACCTCAAATGGGTTTGCAGTTGCACCAGTTCTTTTTCTTAATCTTAAATCTGAAAGGTTATCTAATGCTCTAAAAAGTTTTTGTGAATCACCACTAGATGCTCGACCTAAACTAGAACCAGAACCAACTGAAATTAATTTGTTATACTCACCATTTTGTAGATCACCATTAAATGCTAAATCTATGACTGTTTTAATATCATTAGTCGCAGATGCTAAATCTGAAACATATGATGATTCAATTTTATTAAGTTTTGCAAATTTAGTAATATTAGCATCATCGTCTTTAGTAGATTTTTCTATGCCTGTTAATACATTTTCTATATCTAATCCAGGAATAATTCTTGATTCAGTATTACCTGTTTCTGGATTTACTATGTTGATTCTTGTATCTTTAGATAAGATTGCTTTTATGCCTCTTAACTCTTGTTGTTCTTGGCCAGTTAAACCTTGTTTATTTGTCAATTCAATAGCTCTATTAAGTTGTGCTACAGACGATCCCATAGATGCACTTGTGTTTGATCCAATAGGTTTAATTGTTTTACTTATAGTTCCTTTTTGATAAACTTGACCTCTACTTGTATCAAGACCTTCGGCATCAGCTTGTTCTTTTGTTAAAGTTGGAAATGTTTCAGTTGGCTTTGTGGTAGCTTTTTTTATTTCTAATTGACCACCTAAGTTTAAAGCACCTTCTGGATTAAATTGTGCGATAGATTGCAAGAAAGGTGTTTTACTCATATCAATACCACTCAATGCTTGTGTCAAAGAATCTTTGTAAGCATCTTCCCTAGAAACCTGTCGATCCATAGCCCCCTTTTGCAAATAAGCTCCAACCAATGCAGAACTCAATCTACCTAGCCCTTGTAAGGGTGTTTGTACTGGTGCGTATGAATTTCCTTGTTGCATTAGCTGTTGGCCTAATATTCGTCTAGGATCAGACTGATATGCAGGATTAAGTTGCTTGTATCTAAAACTAGGACTATTAGGCAAGCCAACCATTGATCTATTTATTGCCATTTACGCCAATCCTCCAGATATATATGCTGATCCAAGATTTCCTGCCAAGCCAAATAAGCCACCCATGTTAGCTGATCGTTGATTCATGGCTTGATTGTAAGCATTTTGTTGTGCTGCTTGTTGTGCTGCAAACGCACCTTGAGTATCTATTGAACCTGGTGCAAAGAAACTAGCTTGTTGTACTTGTGGCCCACCTAATAAGGCTGCTAACTCATTAAAGTTCTGACCTCTAAGTGCATTACGTTCTGCTATCTCACGTTGTCTTTGTTGCTGAACAATCTGGTTAGATAGTAACTGATCGGCTACTTGTTGTTGCCTTGCTGCATTTTGCAGTTGAACATTGGCTGCGTTCTGACCAAACTGTTGTTGTTGGGCTGCTAAACCAAACTCACCTGTTGCTGCTCTTTCACCAAATTGTTGTCCTCTAGCTTGGTTTTGTAACTCTAATTGTCTTTGTCTTTCAGCTAGTGTTTGACCTCGCACAGCAGATGTTTCTCCAAATCGTCTTTGGGCTTCTGTTTGACCTTGTGCAAAGTTCTGTGATGCAGCTTGATTAGCTAATCCAACATCGGTTTGTCTTTCACCGAACTGCTGACCTCTGGCTTGTGATGCCTGATTAAATAACCTTTGTGCTTCTGCTCCACCACCTATATCAGCTTGTTGTGCTAACCTTGCTAGTTGCTCACCTTGTTGCGTTTCAAACCTATTAATTGCCTGGTTATAAGGATCACTAGTTATAGGTATTCCACGATTTATTAGATTACTTTCTAATTCTTGAC